CAAGGCGCGGTTTGCCCTTGGTGATGCGATCCAGTCTGATTTTATCATCGGCTTGCATTCGACCGACACCACGCCGCTTGATGCGACGCTCCGGCTTGCGTTTATTTCCGAGGACGGGTCTGCAAACCTTTTCTTCAATGTTGACGACGACACCACAGACGCAGACAGCGCAACGCTTGCTGTGCTGGAGGACGACACGTTTGTTGAAGTCGCGGCCCATTGGGACGGGGTTAGCACAATTGCGCTTTATGTGAACGGCGCAAAGGTTGACACCATGACTTCCGTAGGCATCCCCGGCGCAGAAATGGCAATGGGCATCGGGTATCTGAACGGCGCTGCGGGGGCTGAGACCACGGATATTGACTATTTGTTTGTAGCCAAAGAGCGCTAAATGGGCGACGGCACCACATACCTAGCATTGGGTCAGTGGAACGTTGTCTGTGACCGTTGCGGCTTTGAATACAAGTCCAACGCTCTACGGCGTGAGTGGACGGGGCTTAGGGTATGCACAAAATGCTTTGATCCCCGTCATCCGCAAGAAATGCTGAAAGGCCGCGCTGATAAGCAAGCGCCGCCTTGGGTTCGCCCCGAGCCACCGGACATTGAAATTCATCCCGGATCAGGCAACGAAATCACACCCGAAGATTTGTAAGGGGTCAACATGGCCGTCACTGGAACAAAGACCGTCAGGGCCATATGCACCAGCGCGCTACGCAAGGCACAGGTCGTTGGCATGGACGAAACGCCAAGCGGTAGCGACATGGCGGAAGCCGTTGAGTTGCTCAATATGATGCTAAAGGCTTGGCAAATGTCAGGCTTTAACATCTGGACCTATACCAGCGCCAGCCTAGCCCTAACCACGGCGGCAAGCTATACGCTAGACCCCGTGCGGCCCATGCAGATCATTACTGCCAGGCTAAAGCGCGGGGGCATTGAATTGCCTATGCAGGACATGACGCGGCAAGAATACGACAACCTTCCCCAGAAGGCGTCTACGGGGCTTCCGACGCAGTTCTATTACGATAGGCAGAGAGAGGCGGCAAAGCTTTATGTCTGGCCAGTGCTGGCGACCGCAGGGGGCGAGACAATTGAATACACATACGAGCGTGAGTTTGAAGACGTGACAGACCCGGATTCAGAATTGGACGTTCCTTCTGAGTGGTGGGAGGCCACGCTTTACGGGCTGGGTGCGCGCATAGCGGAAAGCTACATGATGATGACCCCGCTTTCAATTCTTGCGACCCGTGCGCAATCGACACTTGAGGCGGCACTGCAATTTGACCGTGAAGGGTCAGTATTCTTCGCGGGGCCATATGCCGACGCTTGAGTTTGTAGGGCAATCATCCCAAGACAGTGACGCCATATTCGCGCAATCGTCGCGACTGGTGAATATGTATCGAGAGCCTATTTCATCGGCAGGGCAGGCCCAAAACATTCTAAAGACCGTTCTTGGCATGGCAGAACTTGCGGACACCGGAACGCTGTTGGTTCGTCAGATCGGGCTATCCAATGGGATTGCTTATGTTGTCGCAAACAACCAACTGTTTAAAGTTTCATCGGCAGGAAGTATCGAGAACCTCGGCGCTGTTGTTGTGGGTGAACATTGCTCAGTCACAGCAAACAATGGCGTCGTGACGATTGCGGGCGAGGGGCTTTATTACACATTTGACGGGGCAACAATTGCGCAGCCAACAGCTGGGCAGTTTGACGACTTTGGTTCTGTTGATTTTCTTGGCAACTATTCTCTGCTGACAGAATACAACGGGCGACGGTTTTGCTGGTCAAACTTGGCTGATGCAACCACGTTGCCAGCGATTAACTTCGCCACGGCGGAAGGGCGGGACGGCGATTTGATCCGGGGCCTTGAGATCAACGGAAACTATTGGTTGTTCAAGAGCGACAGTCACGAGATCTGGGCGCTCAGCGGGGAAAGCGGATCTAGCGCGCTCACCAGGCTTTCTGGGGGCGTCCGAGACATTGGGTTGAAGGATTACAGCCTAATTACAAAGCTGGACGGCGGCGGGTTCTTTGTGGGCGATGATGGGATTTGTTACCTTGTCAGCGGCGCGCAATTGCAGCCCGTATCCATCCCCGCAGTTGAGACCGCTATCACGGCAGAAACCCCCAAGTCTTGTTTTTACTATGAGGACGAGGGCCACAAGATCTGCGTTGTAAGGTTTAGAAACCGCCCATCTTGGTGCTATGACATGTCTACAGGAGAATGGCACGAACGGGCCGAGGGGGCTAATTTTGGAAGCTGGTCGGCGTCTTGTGCGGCGCGCCTTGGCGGGTCTTGGGTTGTCGGGACCGAGGGCGGCTTAATCAGCACGCTTCGCAAGGCAAACACAGACAACGGCGGGGTAATGCGTCGCACGGCTGTATCACGCACGCTTTATCTAGACGGCGCGCGGTTTAGCGTGTCGGAGCTAGAGTTTCGCGGGCGGTTTGGGCGGTCTGATTTGGGGCGAGATGCAGCGTGTTATATTCGGGTAAGCCGGGATAATGGGTTGACCTACGGCGAGGAAAGACAACTTAGCGTGGGCGGCTTGGGTGAGTATAGAAAGCGTTCGATTTACCGTCGCCTTGGCTCTGGTCGCCAGTTTACTGTTGAATGGAATATGTCTGACCCCACGGACTTTTCCATGTTGGCGGACGCACGGGTGGAGGTGGTTACATGACGGTTAAATTGCTTGAGCCTAATCTGATTGAAAAATATACCGACGCGGAAGGCAGGCTGACCCTTGACGGCGTTAAGCTTTTTGGCCGCATGATTGCCATGCTAAAGGACCATGAAGCGCGGGTTTCATCCAATGCAACGGCAATTACTGCCAATGCTACGGAAATTGCGGACCATGAAGAACGAATTACAGCGTTGGAGCCGTAGCATTCATGAAGGACATTTACCAATGAGCGATGCACGCCTAGACACGCTGCGCCCGTTCTTTGCCGAGTGGTTCATGGGCGACCCCGGCGCAATTCGGTTTGCGTCTGACCTATGGGCAGCGGCGCAGCAATGGGACGACTTAGAAGACGAGGGCGCGGGCAATCATAACGCGGTTCTAAATTGGTTGTCATTTGAGGCCCTGCGTGACCCGTTTCTTGCCGCAAACGCCCATGTCCTAAAGCCTGCCATGTTGCAAATGTATCTGGATTGGTCTGCCGCTAACGTCTTGGAAAAGGGATCGGAAGATGATATAGGCAAAGCATGGGTTCTACGCGCTGGCCTTTATCGGGTCTTTCATGTGGTTTCTTGGTTGATAGGCGGACACGAACACGCGCTAAAATGCGGGCCGGTAATCTGGCGCACATATGGCGAAGGTCGAACAGCTTTTACTGAGGAAATGACCCAAAATGCCTAACCCAATGGCAGCAATCGGCATCGGCGGCGGCATCGTTCAGGCGAACGCAGCAAGCAGCGCGGCAAACGCACAGGAGCGCGCCGCGCAGGCACAGCTAGAAGAGTCCCGCGCCACGCGCGAAATTATCCGTAGCGACTTGTCATCTTATCGTGAAGGTGGCGAGCGGGCATTCAATGCGCTGCAATATGAATTGGGCTTGGCAGACAGGCCGGATAGCTGGCAGGGCATCTCCATGACCCCGGCGTCACAGTTTGCTCTTGAACAGGGCCGGGACACAATCGAGGCAGGCGCATCGTATGGCGGCGGTCTTAATTCAGGGCGCGCAATGCAGGCTCTTGAACAGTATCGCATGGGCCTTGCTCAGTCTGACCGCAATTCGCAGCTAGACAGGCTTGGGGGTCTGGCATCGAGCGGGCAAAACGCGGCGGCGCAAACGGCGGCGGCGGAAACCAACAACCTTTCCAGCGTGACCAACGCGCTTGGGAACATTGGCAATGCGCAGGCGGCGGGTTCAATTGGCGTCGGCAACGCAATCAGCGGCACCATAAACAACGGCATCGGGCTTTATCAATATCAGCAAGGTTTGGGTAACAACCAAAACAATAACCAAAACAATAACCAACAATATGGCGGGCCAATGAACGCGATTACCGGCTTGGGGCCAATCCAGTCCCAGATGCCATTTCAATGGAACGCGGAATATTAGCATGGCTGATTACGTCACATACGCAAACCAAGGCGCGACCCGAAACCAGGCTTTGTCGGATGATTTGGTTCGTGCGCTTTCGTTCCTCCCTGAACTTGGGCTTGGCATGGAGGTGTTCTCGGGCGGGCAACCATCCGAGGGCGGCGGCGCGCGGGTTGGATCTACTCGCCACGACCACGGCGGCGCGGGAGACGTGTTCTTCACGCGCAATGGCGAGCGTCTTGATTGGCGCAATCCAGACGACGTGCCCGTTTTCCAAGAAATCGTGCGCCGCGCCAAGGCTAACGGACTGACCGGGTTCGGCGCTGGCGATAACTATATGCAACCGGGTTCAATGCACATTGGCTTTGGTGATGCGGCTGTTTGGGGCGAGGGTGGGCGCGGTGCGAATGCGCCTGATTGGCTGAATGCTGCGTATTATGGTGACGGCACCTATTCGCCACCAACGGGTAACGCTTTGGCGGGCGCTGTGACGCCGCCTCAGCGGCAAGGTCAGCGATACAGCGGCCAAGGGGAAGCGCCACCCAAAAACGTCTTAGAGCGCCCCCAGATGGCGTCTACGCAGATCGACCCACGCGCATTCATGTCGCAGCGGATGAACGCCCTAGATACATCTGGCTTTAATGTGGGCAACCCCCAAAGGGCGAGGGCATAATGGCCGCTATGAACACAAATATCCCAATGATGGGCCAAGGCGTCAACGCTTTGCAGGCCATTCAGCAGGGCACGGCAGCGGCTGAAATGACTAATCAGAACCGCCGCAACAACGCGCTTGAGCAATTCATGCAGACAAACGGCGGCGCGGTTATGTCTGGCGATGAACAAGCCCTAGGTCAGTATGCTGCGCTTGCAGGCCCTGAGGCCGCGTTAGGTGTGCAGAACACGCGCCTTGGCATGGACGCGACACGGCAAGGCATGGCGCGGACAAATCAGGTTATGCGCTATGCTGATACAGCCGAGGGCCGCGCAATCGAGCAGCACGCGGCGTCCCTGTCTGCGGCTGATCGGGAAGCGCTTACCGCCAAAATAACACAGTCCATGGTTTCAGCCGCGACATTTTATTCGCAAGGCAATTTGGCCGGGGTTAACCAAGTATTTGCGGAAAACCAGTTGCCAGCGGTTGAAAGCTTAGACCAAGCTGCCGCTGTTTTGGCGCAGGCTGACGAGGCTCGCAAGGTCATTGCTGGATACAAAGAAATAACGGGTGCCGGGGGCGCTGTGCCGTCTTCTTTCGATGCGCTGCATCGCCAAGCTATTGCAGCGGGCTTTCAAGAGGGAACGCCACAATATCAGGAGTTCATGGCGAACGGCGGGGGCAGCCCAGCAACATTTCGCGCCCTTGATATGCAGGCACGCGCGGCGGGTCTTGTGCCTGCCACGCCACAATATCAAGAATTTATGGCAACACGCGGCGCGGGCTTGCAGGCGGGGGCGCGCGTAACGGCTGAAAATATTGCCGACGTTGAAACTGGCGGCGACGCGGCCCGGGTAATTGCGGCTGGGACAGCCGCTGGAAAGGCGAGCGCTTCAGCTGCAAGTGAGCTTGCGGAAATGGAACGCAATATGCCGGGGCTTCTGGCTGTAGTTGCTGAACTTAACGATCTTGCAGATATAGCAACTTACACACTGGCGGGCCAGGCCCGTGATGAATTGGCAAAGCAAACGGGCGCTGATCCAAGCGAAGGCGCTATAGCACGCGCCCGTTACATTGCAACGGTTGACAACCAAGTCTTGCCGTTGCTTCGCCAAACATTTGGCGCGGCGTTTACCGCAAAAGAGGGTGATACGCTTCGCCAGACCCTTGGCGACCCGAACAAATCCCCGGAAGAAAAGAAAGCTGTGTTGGATGCGTTCATTGCGCAAAAGCGCCGCGATTTAATCGCGCGTGGCGGATCAATGCCCGAACCTGTCAATGATGACGGTGACACAGAAGGTGACATCCCGACATTCAACGTGGAGAGGCAGCGCTGGGAATGAGCGATTTTGTAACCATATCGACGCCTGACGGACGGCAGGTTCGGCTGCCCAAAGGCATGACCCGGCAAGAAATGGCCAGTGCGTTAAATTCCCTTCCGCCTAATGTTGACGCCGCTCAAGCCCAGCCGACGCGCACAGTTGGCCAAACCATTTATGAAAATGTCATTGGGTCTGGCGATGTTGACACACCAGGCGAGCGATTTGGACAGGCAATGCAAGAGGCAGGCCGCGCGGGTGCGGCGGGCATTTCGCGCGGCGTCACTGGCTTGATGGACCTGCCCGGGAAAATGGTTTCTGGTGCTGGGGCTTTGGCGGAGCGGGGGTTGGTTTCTGCGGGCGTTCCGGGTGGCGTCGCGTCGGAAGTGCGCCGCAACTTGCAGGCGCTTCCATTCGGCAGCGGGTCAACGGCGGCACAAGCGGCGTCGGGCGTAACTGGTGGGGCGAGCGAATATAAAAGCGACACAACATTTGGGAAAATCGCCGGGACGGTTGGCGAGTTCCTGCCCGGCGCTGTATTAACTGGGGGACTTTCGGCATTCAATCTTGTAAGGTTTGGCGCAATTCCCGGTGTCGCGTCAGAGATGGCAGGCCAAGCCACAGAAGGCACTATAGTTGAGCCTTATGCCCGCGCAGTTGCCGGAATTGCCGCGCCTATAGCCGCGCAGGGCCTAAGCAACCTTATGCGCACAGCGGTTTCCCCATATGGCGGCGCAGACCCTGCACGGCTTGCGCTGGCCAAACTTCTTGATGATGCGGACATACCAGTGACGGCGGGTCAGCGCGTTGACTCGCGCGGGCTTCGCATGGCTGAATCGTCTACTCGCCGGGGCGAAGCTATCGCGGCTCAGCAAGGCGACGCTTTCACTTCGGCGGCGCTTCGCACGGCAGGTGTCACGGCAGAAAAAGCCACGCCTGACGTTCTGGACGACGCTTTCAGATCCCTAGGGCAAACATTTGACGACGTGGTTGCTGGCGTTGATGTTCCGGTTCGCCCCCAAGACGCAACGCGTTTGTCTGAGGCAGTTGCGACATACAGAGAACTTGCCCCCGCGTCCGCAGCCGCGCCTATTTTCCGCACCATATTGCAGCGCGTGTCTTCTACTTTTCGCACTGGGGACACGATTGATGCGCGAACGCTGGCAACGTGGCGCAGCAATCTGTCAAAGTTGCGAACCAGCAATTCAGTGGCGACCCGTGAAGCGGCGGTCGATGCTCTTGAAACCGTTGACGATATGATTTCAGCGCAGCTTACTGCGATGGGCAGGGGTTCCGACGTTCAAAGGCTAACCGAGGCCAGAGGAAATTACCGGAACCTTCTGGCTATTCAGGGGGCTGCTTCACGCGCAGGCGCGGGTGATGGGGTCATTACCCCAGCCGCGCTTCGGAGTGAAGTTGTTCGGCAGGGCAAGAGCGCATATGCGCGCGGGAACCGTGGTGAGATTGGCGAGTTGGCCCGAGCGGCAGACGTTGTAATGACACCGCTCCCGGCTGTAACTCCTGGGGGGGTTCGGAGCATTGACATGCTTCCTGGCTTAAGCCTTGGCGCGGCGGGTGGCGCTTTGGGTTCATCGGTCGGGGGTCCATTCGGCGCGGTTGTTGGATCTGTTGCGGGTTATTCAACCCCCATGATAGTAAATGCCTTGAGGTCTTCACGCGCGGGTCAATCATATCTTGCAAACCAAGCATTAGGCCCTGGCGGCGCTGTTCTTGATCCCAGACTAATTGGCGTAGCGGCAGGATCTACATCTGGAAACAACGTTCTTCAATCGCCCCCGCCCTCCGGGCAAAACGCATTAAGGCAGTAACACCATGGCAGACCAGCTAGACATCAACCGCCTTAGCGCTTTTGATACATCGGGCGACCCCGTATCGGGGGCAAAGGCGTATTTCTTTGCAACGGGAACGACAACGCCTCTGACGGTTTATTCCGATGAAGCTTTGTCAGTGGCCCACCCGACGCCATTACTTGCGGATAGCGGCGGGGTGTTCCCAGCCATTTATTACGGCGCAGCAACGGCGGTCAAAGTCCGGGTAGATAACGCCTCAGACGTGACGCTTTATACGATTGACCCTGTGCGCCGAATATCTGGCGATTTGACAGGCGCGGCTAGTATTACATTTGCGCCAACCACAGCAATTCCCTTGGATAATGTGCAGGCTGCTATTGAACGTGTTGAATCAAATTCGTCGTTAAATTTCAATGTAATTTCTAAAACATCAGACTACACCGTCGTTGCGGCAGATAAAACCAAGTTAATTTTATGCACTGCCGATCTTACGCTTACGCTGACAGCAGCGGCAACGCTTGGCGACGGCTTTGTGTTCAACGTCAGGGCGTCTGGCGGTGACGTAACTATTGACCCGAACAGCAGCGAAACCATTGACGGTGCCGCAACTTTTGTTGTGGGGGACGGCAATTCAGAAACTTTCGTATGCAACGGGTCTAATTGGTTTAGTTTGGGCAATTCATCGCGCTTGGTAACTACCACTGAGACCGCAGCAAGCGTGGCTATGGAGTTTTCAAGCATTCCATCTGGGGTTAACATGTTTGAACTGTTGCCCGATGGTTTTTCACTCACCGGAACCGACGACGTATTAATTCGGCTGGGGACTAGCGCCGGTATTGTAACTTCGGGATATGTTTCCTCAAGTTCTGTGGGGGGTGTGTCAACTGCAAACCCGACCGGGGGATTTGTTCTGGTTTTAAGGAGTGGGACACTCCTTTTAACAGGAGGATTGACCTTTCGCAGAAGCGTTGTTGCGTCAAATAGGTGGGTGGTGGGTGGCAGCTTTTTGCGGGGCGCGGATGCTGGTTCTATCGCTGGGGCAGTAACCTTGCCGGGAGATTTGACACAGATCCAAATCCAAGGGGATAGCGGTAGTGTCCCCGACGCGGGGACTGTAACCCTTCAATATATCATTTAGGGGGGGGGCGGCAGAATGCGTTTATCACTCGGCCTTGGATTAACTCAGCGCGCCAATTCGTTCCAATATCCAGTATTCGGTTCCAGCCCCGCGTATGTGCTGGACGCCGTGCGGGGGGTGTATCGCCTGAACGGTGTTGCGCGCACGCTTGATCAGCTTGTTCCGGTAACGCGCGCCGGATCTGCCACATATGTCGAAGGCGGCGTCCTGAAAACGGCGGTGGCAAATGTGACGCGCCGCACGCAGCTGGCCGATGGCTCGCACGCGGTCTTGTTGGAACCCGCCGGAACGAACCATGTCCGCAACAACACGATGGCAGGCGCGGTCGTCGGCACCCCCGGAACCAATCCGACGAATTGGGGCGTTTCGACGGGTTTCGCAAGTATTTCCGAGGTTGTTGCCGTTGGTTCCGAAGACGGGATCGACTATGTGCGATACAGGTTCAGCGGCACGC